TCATTGATTTAATAAATAGATAGACAGATCTTTGTCCCTCTAAATATGCGCTTTCATAACTATCTCCTTTAACGAAAGTAGTTACGTTAGCATTACATCTTCGCTCTAGATCCTCAAGAACTTTTTCTCCATTCTCAGATCCAAAACAAATCTTATAACTTGTGTTTAAATTTTTTATATCTTTACTGTTCATTTATCGCTTTAAGTGCAGGAGCAGCTTTTCCAGCAGCTTCAGCAACTTGCATTTGTTGTTGCATTTCCATTTGCTGTTGTTGCATTTGTTCCCTTTGCAAGCGAATTTGTTGTACTTGAACATCTGATTTCATAACCTTAGCTGGTATTCCTAAAATATCTTGTATGTATCTTACTAAACCATCTATATCTATGTGATCAAACACAGGTGCCATATTTTGTAAAGAACCAAATATTTCAACACCTCTCATAATTGAGGATAACTCTGAAGTCTTTTGAGCTTTAGCTAATGGTGATACGTATTCTATTTCAATATCTTGATTTCCCAAAAATTCTGGTGGTTGTGGAAATTTTTTATTTCTTAATAGAATATTAAAAGCTCTAGTAATTAATGGTTGTAATAATTCTGATTGTAGTCTTCCAAGAACTGGACCCAACAATCTCATTTTTTCTTCTGTTCTTTGTAATACTTCTGTTGCTGTCATTTGTGGACCAGTGCTTGTCATTAACTGATCAACGAAAAAATTCTCTCTAATTGCTTTACGTCTTTGTTCTTCCATATTTAAACCTAATGGATTGTTAGCTCCAATATTCATTGGTTCAATTTTATCTCTAGTTCCAGCTCTATAGTAATTTAATCCTCCAGGTATGGTTCTTATTGGTAAAAGAAAACCATCATCAGGTACAAGCAGCGGAGGATCTATTTGTTTTTGTGCAGCTCTAATAGTTGTTTTAGACATTGTATTTAACATCTTAACATCTGCTAAAGCATTCATCGCAGGTGATCTTCCATAAATTTCGTTAGATGCTTTTAAGTATCTAGGCACTACATAAGGAAACTCTTCGTAACCACCTTCTTTTAAAACTGCTCCACTATCTGGATCTACATAAATTGAATAATAAGGTTTACCTTTATTACCCTTTGCAATTCCAAATTCTTCGTTTGGCATTACTAAATGTAATATTGGAACTTCATCATGTGGATATGATTTTGCTTTGTCTTTTAAATTTTTTGGTAAGTTTGCTTCACCGAATTTTAACATTACTGTTCTAGCAGGTAAATAGAATTTTCTAAGCATGCTATCCACCATACCTCGCTCATCTTCGGTAATAAAAATTTCTGCAATATAAATAGTTCTAAATCTTAAATCGTCATTAATATCTTCTTCAATCAACATTGCTGCTGTGCCAAAAGAAATTAAATCATGGTATAGTTCAAATATTTCTTGTTGAAAATTAGATGAAGAAAAAACTTTGTACATAATGTCTGTACAAGATTCTAACCATTCTTTTGCTTCATCATCTTTATCAAGTTGATTATTTCTATATTTTAAATAAAAAAATGGTGATGCAATATTAGTTAGCATTCCATGTAATGATGCTGACAATAATTCTAAAGAATGAATTGCTGTACCATCAAAAATTAGTTCGTGTCTTTTGTCTCCCTTAGATCTTTTTTTTGTAATGTCTGCTTTTCGCGGCATCATATAATCCGCAACTTCTTGCCAATGTTCTTCCCAAGTTTGACGTTGAGTATTTAAACTTTGGTATCTATCCAATACCAATTTTGCTTTTGGATTCATTGCCATATTATGCACCTAATAAAGTTTTAGTTGAAAGAGTAGTCTGATCACTTACACCAGAAGGAGATGTAAGTATAGTCATAGATCTACCTCTTCTTTTTGCTTTTAATAATCTTGATGCTTCTCCCTGATCAACTTCTGCCTGAGTAGGTGATGATAAAGGTTGTGGTTTTGGAGCATCTACTTGTGGTGCAGGCGCAGCAGGTTTTGCTCCTCCTCCAAAAAGTGGTGCTATTATTTTTACTGGATTTGCTCCTCCCATATTAACCTCCTAATAATGTTTTTTTAGATACTGATGCTTCACCTTCAACTCCAGAAGATGAACTAAGAACAGTTGATGATCTTCCTTTTCTTTTTATTCTTAATAATCTTTTTGTTTCACTTGCTTCTTTTGCTTCAGCTTGTTTTGTTTCTTCTTGTTTTGGTTCTTCTTTTTTAACTTCTTTTATTATGCCTTTTTCTTTTGCCATTCCTATAACTTTAGTAAATGCTCCTTTAACTCCACCCATATTATTCTCCTAGTAAAGTTTTTTTCTGTAAAGTTTCTTCTTCTGTCAATCCTTGCGCGCCAGTTAAAATTGTAGATGCTCTTCCTTTACGTTTACGTCTAATCTCAGCTTGTTGTGCAGCAACTTCTTCTGCTCGCGCTTTGTCATCATAAGCAGGCGGAGGAGCTGGCGGCGGCGGAGGTGGTGGCGGAGCTGGAGCTTTAGGCATTAAAAATCCCATAACTATTCTCCTAAAAATTTTGTTAAGTTTTGTAACATGTTAAATCCATATTATATTATTTGCCATTGGTAAATACCTTATTTAGAAAAGATCTTATACTCAGAATCTGTAGCTCTAGGCATAGCTGTGTTTTTGGCAAGCACCTCATTTACTGATAATGCTAAATATCTAAATGCATCTGCAGCATGAGAAGACCAGGCATGTACTGGCTTGCTATGAAATATTTTCATCTTTTCGTTATATTTTCTATGATAGTGTCTCAATGCATCAACTAGATGTTTACAATTATCCATGTCAATCCAGCATCTAGGTAAGATCATTTTAGCTGAGTGTATTCCATCTTCTAGCGGCAGTTTCGGCAAAATTTTAAAATTAATACCTAGCTGATAAGCTACATCTCTTCTAGTCTTGCCAGAAGAAAATTCAGTAACTTCTATATCATGCGGTGCATAATGCGTTTTATAAAAATAATCTTTCTTACTAACAATATCGCAGTAGTGGGGTAAACCTTCTTTGTTGTTTTCGTAATAATCTATTATATGAATTGCAGCTCCTACCTGTTGATAAAATATTATTGCTGTAGAATCTCCAACTCCAATATCCCAAGATGTATTAACTGGGAATGCCGGATTGTAAGGAACTCTAGTTAATTGTTTTTTATCTTCTAAATCTTTTATAATAGATCCAAAAATAGATCCTGATATATTTGCTATCCAGGAGCATTCAAATTCTTGTTGATATTTTTCTTCTCCCATTTGCTCTCTTGCAGCTTTTAATTCTCCTTCATCAACTATGTTTGTTTTGGATGCTGGAGCTGTATAAGCAAACCAATCATCATGGGTTAATGCATACTGATATAATTCATAAAACTGATTTGACATTCCGGCAGGTGTTCCAATAAATACGCACCATCCTTTTCTATCGGATAAACAGGGTCTAAGAACTTCGTTCCAAAGTGTAGGATCTATTTGCGCCATCTCATCGCAACAAGCTCCATCTAAAAATATACCCCTAATGCTATCAGGTGTTTCAGAAGATAGCAGGGTTATTCTGGCGCCATTGGGTAGATCACATCTCAATTCTGTTTCGTGAAATTTAGCTCCAGGAATAACTCCGGCATATTGTTTTAAATAATCCCAAGCAATGTTTTTCGCCTGGCGATATGTTGGAGCGATGTAGGCATATCTCGGATTCTTTTTTGTGTTTAGCAGTGCCTCAATAAGTAAATGATTAATTAACATTACTGACTTGCCGAATCTTCTATGACAAGCAAGTACAGAAAATCGGAACTCTTTTAGCTTTTCGTGCAGTTCTTTTTGTTGGGGTCTTGGATCGTAGGGTATATCAACTATCATTAATGTATCTTTGGCATATCAGAAATATCATCTATTTTATGATAATCAATTCCAATCTTTTTTAAAATCTTGTTTGCGAATTTATCCATGTGATCGTTATCCTGGAATCCATTAAAATGAATTACCAAAGAACCAGAATCTTCATTTACAAATAACAAAGCTGTAATTAATGCGTCATCTTCTTTAGACATGGTGAGTGTGTGGCTGTGTGTGTGAAATTCCCAATATAGATATAAATAATTTTCGCGCCTGCCTGCTTGGGTATACCCCCTTAAATGTTCTTGGTTTGTTCGCCAAAATCCAAGCAATACAACCTACACTGCATTTCCGATAATAAACAGTTATCACCCTTGCACTGCAACATAATGCATTTATTACTAACGATAACTTAGAGGTTATCACTAGCAACCTATAATTGTGTAGCAATAAACCGCATAGAATATGAAAAGAACTCCATAACGCGCGCGCAAGACTGTGTGCCAATGTATACATTAACCAACTATTCCACATTATCAGCATCAACCTGTATTGTTTTCTTAACCTCTCCACCCCAACGTATTGTGATTGTGTTATCCTGTTTAATCTCTTGCTTAGATTTTTCACCAAAGATATCTGATATCAATTTACTAACCATCCAACGTACATGCGTTAACTTCTCTCGCCAATACATCATCTCCTGATTACTCTTGGGGTTTGCTAACTCTTCGTTAATCTCATCAAGCAAAGTGAATGCACCAATCCTTCTTGCTTTCATTACTGTTAAATAAATCTTATCGTCTTCACGCATCCACTTGTAAACTGTAGACAAGCTCGGCATGGATTTATCTTTACAAATTTTAGTAAGTGGAATCCCCTTCTCTAACTCAGTAGAGATTTTATCAAGTGTTATTAATTGTTGAGCTGTCTTCTCCTGGATCTCGCTGCTTAATGTATTTTGCTCTGAGTTCATCTTCAGTTAAATGTTTTAAAAACTTTAAGTTACGTAATGCTCTGAGTTTACCTTCAATCGTCTTAGCATTCCAATCACTCATCCCACCATGATTTTTACATCTATAAAAACCAGACTTCATCAGGTAACCTTTTGCCTTACATCTTACAGTGTACTTACTTCCCCTCGTCATACTATCGCACTGAATCTTATGTAAAGGTTTCCCAACCATATCTTGTGGATTATCTAAGCGAACATACAACCTATTGCAACACATAAGTTATAAACACTAATCCGGTATTGGTTCTTGTTTTTTGAACCTGTGTATTTTAAACCTCTTGCCTGAAGCTCTTTCCTCAACGCACACAAATTCCCCCTCAATACCAATAGGTTTAAATTTAACTAAGTATTTATCATCCAGAGGAATGGGGGATCTGGGATTAAACTCTGTTGGGTTTTTACTAAAATTTTTATATCTAGTATTATAGTTATATATATCTAGTTTATTATTATGCCTGTGAGGCACATCTGAGTGTTCTGTGAGGCACATCTTGTTTTGAAGCGGTAATGTATAAGATTGCGTGGATCTAAGTCTATGCACGATTATAACCTTTAGTCTAGCAAGCTCCGCAATGGAACGTCTTACAGTTGAATATGATAAACCTGTTAGCGAACTGATAGTTTTCATCTTGGGGAAGCATTTTTTCGTCTTTTCATTCCAAAAGGTAACTAGTGCATAATAAACTAATTTAGATTGTGGGGATAACTTATCGTGTCTCATAATCACCGGATCTAATTTGTGATACAAGCTCATTTATAGACTAACCTGTTTCCTTAATACAAAACTTCTTATGATCTTCGTGATACTTAGACATTTCACCAATCCAATCCTGTACACTTAATTGGAACATCTGCGATTTGAATGGTGCTATTTTTTGTACCCTAAAACCGATCACAGCACCCTTAATTTCATCGTATTGATAAAATACCAGATAAGCATCCAACTTAGCTCTCTCAGCAAGTCTTCGTGTTGTGGTAGATGTTTTGTATGCTTGGTTTTTATCGTAACAAGTCTCGGCAAGAAATAAAGGTTCGTAGCACTTTCTGCATATTTCTACCTGATCCAAATCAATCATCCCCAAATTATCATCAGCATAACGATGCCAATTTGAGTATTTGTCGCCTTCATTGTAATAATTATCTCGTGCCATTTTCTGCCTCCATAATTGCCAAACCTATTTGTCTTGCGATTTGTGGTACAATAGAATTACCTAAAGATTTTATTCTGTTGGATCTATCTTTGTCCAGTTCATAGGATACCCCATTAGGAACTCCACAAAGTTCGGATTGAGTTTGCCACCAAGTTTTTCTTGATCCAATTTGTTCACTACATCGTTCAGTTTCGCACCAAACTTTGTTCCTGTTCCCACTCTCGTTACACTCCAACCCTGATTGTTTTGTGTTACTGTTTCTGGTGGTGCTACTACATCCATGTGGCAAGATGCACTCGGAGTTGGAAACATCGTTTGTATTTGTTCCAATAAATTCCCAGCTGGTACTGAATTTCTGCCTATGCTCTTGCGAAAAGCTATTCTCTTTTCCATTGCTTCTTTGCTCCTTACTGGAATTTCTGTTGCTGTTGGAGTTTGAAACATTACATGCGATAATCCAGATCCTTTTTCTTTGATGCCATGCACCGATGCCTGAAGCTGGAATAATAATACATTGGCTTTTGAAACCTTCGTTTTCCAAGTCATTAAGCACCTGTCTGAGTACCATGCCTTCGTTGATATTAACAATGCCTTCAACATTTTCTCCAATAACCCATCTTGGTTTTGTTTCTCTAATGACTCTAAGCATTTCATCCCAGAGGTAACGATCATCTGCTGTTGATTTTCTTTTTCCTGCAACGCTGAATGGTTGGCAAGGAAATCCTCCTGTAATAACTTCGGCTGCATATTTTTCTCCTTTGACATTTCTTATATCCTCCTCAATGTTAATGTTAGACCAATGTTTTTTTAAAACCTTTTGACAGAATTTATCTTTCTCTACAAAGCCAATCGTTTCAAAGAAACCAGTTGATTCTAAACCTAAACTAAACCCACCTATACCAGAA